GGAAAACAAAAAGAAGATGAAAACAGAATCAACCTAGATAAGATGAAAGTTCTTATGAACCAAAATCTTCAGGAAGATAAAATGGAACAGCAAGAAGATCTTGCTGTTTTAAGAGCAGCGACCTCTATTGAAAAACAGAAAATGTCCAATAGAGCTAAAATAAAAAACGATAAAATGAAACAACAAGATGTAAGAATCTTGAAAGGACCAAGGAGATAAACATGGCTAAACAACGTGGACTATACGATAACATACACGCTAAGCGTAAAAGAATTGCCGCAGGTTCAGGTGAAAAAATGAGAAAACCTGGAGCTAAAGGTGCACCAACAAAAAAAGCATTTGTTCAAAGTGCTAAAACGGCTAAGAAGGCATAATGATAACTACTCGTGGAATGGGTGCTGTTAGAGCACAATTTAAAAGAGGAGGCTCACCAGCTTGGACTAGAAAAGAAGGTAAGTCAGAATCTGGAGGATTAAATGAAAAGGGGCGTAAGTCTTATGAAAGAGCAAACCCTGGATCAAATCTAAAAGCTCCCCAACCCGAGGGTGGATCAAGAAAAAAATCTTTTTGTGCAAGAATGCGTGGAATGAAAAAAAAATTAACATCTAAAAAAACAGCTAACGATCCAAATTCAAGAATAAATAAATCACTTCGAAAGTGGAAGTGCTGATGCCATTTAAATCAGAAAAACAAAGAAGATATTTATTTGCTAACGAACCCGAGGTAGCAAAAAAATTTGCTAAAGATTATAATATGGGCGGTGTTGCTTCTATGTTTAGAAAAAGATTATCAGAAGGCGATGATCCTTTTTATGAAGCTTGGAAAAAAGTTTATGAACAAAACCCTGATGCAGCAGCACTAAATGAAAAACATGATGAGTATTTAGAAAAATACGAATTAGAAATGTCAATGCAAACTAGCGATGCTCCAATGGAAGAAACTGAAGAGACAACTGAAGTTGTAGAAGAAACAACAGATCCATTATTAAATTTATTTCAACCAACTGATGCTTTAAATACTGAACAAGCAGCAACTACTTTGTTTACTTCAGAAAGACCAACAGGAATTATGACAGCAGCTAATGGTGGAAAAGCTATGAAAAAAATTAAAGGACAAGATCATATGCTAGCCTACATTACACCTAAAGAAGCAGATAAGTTAGTAGCATTAGGTGGTCAAGAAACCATGACTAAAGAAGGAATACCAGCGTACCCTGAACGTGATAACTATGGTTTTAGTAGTCAAGAAGATTTTGATTCTGGGGATGTATCTAAATCTAATGATCCTAATGTAAGAGGAGAAGGACCAGGTCAAGATAGAGTAACGGCGACTGAACTAGCTATACAAAATAGATTAGAGGAAAAATATGATGACCCTAAAGATCAGTTTTCTTTTACACCTTCAGGTATAAAAAAACGTACTGATTTAAAAGTGGCACAAGCTAAAGAAAAATACAATAAAACTAAAAAAGAAATTGAAGACAAATATAAATCTTCTTTAAAAAAGAAAGCAGTTGGTTCTTTACTTGCAGGAAAAGTTTCTTTAGGTATAACTGATCTTTTTAGTGCCATGTATACTGGTTATCAATTAAATAAAAATAAAAAAGAATATGAAACAACAATAACCGAAGCTATTGACACTTATAAAGATTTAGGAATTCCAGATTTTACTCCTCATACAGACACACCCATTCAAACTTTAGAGCAAGAATTAATAGACATTAACAAAGAAAGAGATGAAGACGACGATAAGGGGGAAAAAGACGGCCCTGTAATTAATCCTATAACTCTTGAAGTAGAGGAGCAATACGCTGAAGGAGAACCAATGAATTTAAAAAGTGCATTAGAAAAAATAAGACAAAATCAAGCAGTAAGAAGCGGATTAGTTGAACGAGGGATTATACAAGACAATGAACCAATGCTTGCAAATAAGGGTGGACTTGCAGGATTATTTAGAGTAAAAAATCAATAGGAGAAAACATTATGAGAAATGACTATGGAAATAGACCTTTTACTCCTAGATTCCCGTACGGAAATAAAGATGGGGCATCTAAGAAACAAGGTTACAATGCAAGACTCGACGAATCTTTAGGAATGAGAGATGGCAAAGAGTCAACTAAATCTCAATCTATGAAATCTAGAAGAGATGAATCAAAAGGCATGGAGAAAGCCATGGGTAATAGAGCTTATTCTTCTGTCAAAACTATGGATAAATAATTATGGCAAATACAAGAAGAATGAATAGACTGGAAGAACTTGGAAGAGTTGATTCAGAAAAAGCGTACACTAAAAAAGGTAAAAGAAATCTTAAAGACGAAAAAAAAAGAATCGTTAGAGAAGTTTCTAGAAAAGGTGGCGGAATGGCTAAAAGAGGTTTAGGAAAAGCTTTTAGAGGAGGAGGATTAGCATAATGAAAGATTGGGAAAAAGGATCTGGTTATGTTAAGGAACCTAAAGTAACTGTTGGACCAGGAATAAGTAAAGATGGGTCAGCAACAGGTGGAGTTGAGATTGAAGTAACTAATCCACAAGAATCACAAACAGTTAATGTTAGAGGAACTAAAAGAATTAGACCAGATAAAAAACCAGTTAAGGCAACTTGGTATTAACTTATGGCTTGGTTTAGCCTAGCAAAAATAGCATTACAAGCTGGCGGTAAAATTTACGCTAACAGACAAAAAGCAAAAGTTGCTATGTCTGATGCACAACTTTTACACGCAGAGCGTCAAGCTCGAGGTGAGGAAGCTTACCAAGGAAAATTATTAGAAGCACGTCAAACAGATCTTAAGGACGAATTCGTACTCGTAATTATTTCAGCGCCCATCATTGTGCTAATGTGGGCAGTGATGTCAGACGATCCGGCAGCTATGGAAAAAGTAAAATTATTTTTTGAGTATTTCCAATCACTCCCATCATGGTTTACAAATTTGTGGATTTTAGTCGTTGCGAGTATTTTTGGAATTAAAGGAACTCAAATCTTCAGAAACGGTGGAGGCAAAAAATAATGGCTAAAGATTGGATACAAAAAGCAATTAAAAAACCAGGATCTTTACGAGCTTCATTAGGTGTAAAAAAAGGAGAAAAAATTCCAGCTAAAAAATTAAATAAAGCAGCGAAAGCTGGTGGCAAACTTGGTCAAAGAGCCAGACTTGCAAAAACATTAAAAGGATTTAAGTAATGGCTTGTTGGCACGGATACACTCAAAAAGGAATGAAAAAGAAAGGTAAAAAAATGGTGCCTAATTGTGTGCCTAAAGATAAAAAAATGGCTGATGGTGGTTTAACAACTGTATCTGGTTACACACCAGTTTTAGGAAATAATGAATTTGGTTACCCTAGTGGGGGAATCATGGTTAGGAAAGGTGGAAAAGCATAATGGATGGAATAAACTTAATGTTTAAATTACAAAAAGAAGTAAAAAATACACAAGATAGTATTTCTGCTGTATTGATAAATGGTCAAGTTGACAATTGGGACAAATATCAATATATGGTAGGACAACTAAAAGCATATCAACTAGTTTTACAGGAAATCTCTAACCTGCTAAAAGATAAGGAGCAAAACAATGACGAAGACGACAATATCCACAAACTCAAGCCCAAAAATTGAGTTAACTAATACACCATTAGTAGGTGTAAAAAAATCAGAACCAAAAAAAGAAAAAAATATTACATCATTACTTCCTAAACCTACAGGTTGGAGAATATTAGTTTTACCTTTTAAGATGGATGAAAAAACTAAAGGTGGGGTAATTTTAAATGAATCTACTTTAGAAAAACAACAAGTAGGATCTCAAGTAGGAAATGTTTTAGCTATGGGGCCAGAAGCTTACAAAGGAAAAAGATTTGAGCATTCTGGACCTTGGTGCAAAAAAGGAGATTGGGTAGTCTTTGCAAGATATGCTGGATCTCGAATACAAATTGAAGGCGGTGAAGTTCGTTTGCTAAACGACGATGAAGTTTTAGCTACTGTAGAAGATCCAACAGATATTCTACATCAATACTAACCAATAGGAGAAACTATGCTAGAAGAAAAAGAAGATAAGATCATAGACTTACCCACAGATGGTCCTGGTGCTGAAGTTACTTTACCAGAAGAAACAGTCAAAGAAGGAGCACAACCAATTGATGTTCCTGAAAAAAAACCCGAAGGAGAAGTAGAAATAAAAGAAACTCCACCGGTAGAAGAAAAACCTGCAGAATTAATTACTGAAAAAAAAGAACCAGTAAAAGCAGAACCTGAAAAAAATGAATTAGAAGAGTATAGCGATGGAGTTAAAAAAAGAATTGCTAAACTTACTAAACGTATGCGTGAAGCAGAACGTCAAAGAGACGAATCTACTAAATACGCAAAATCAGTTTTATCAGAGCAAAAAACTTTAAAAGCAAGATTAGCTAAAATAGATAAAGGTTTTGTTTCAGAAATGGAAAATAGAATTGTTTCTGGAATTGAAGCAGCTCAATCTAAACTAGCTACTGCAAGAGAAAATAATGATCTTAAAGCAGAAGTCGAAGCTTCTAAAGAAATTGCTAAATTAGGTTATGAAGAAGCTAGGTTAGCTGAAATGAAAGTTAAACAAGCTGATCAAGAAAAGGAAGTTAAACAACAACCTGTAAAACAACCACTTCTTCAACAAGAAAATTTACCAAAACCTGATGCAAGAGCAACAGAATGGGCAGAAACTAACTCATGGTTTGGAAAAGATGAACCCATGACTTATACCGCTTTTAGTCTACATAAAAAGTTAGTCGAAGAAGAAGGTTATGACCCTCAATCAGAAGACTATTATGGAGAATTAGATAGGAGAATAAAACTTGAATTTCCCCATAAATTTGGTAAGACTACAGAAGTAACGACCAAACCTACTCAAACTGTAGCTTCGGCTACCAGAGGTGTTAAAAAGGCTGGTCGCAGAACTGTGCAACTCACATCATCACAGGTAGCAATTGCTAGAAAACTGAATGTGCCACTTGAAGAATATGCTAAACAAATAAACATAGAGGAGTAAGAGCATGAAAAAAAATGAAACTAAAGTGACTGAAGCTGTTGAAACAGTAGAGGTTAAAGAACACTCCCGTGCATCCGACACCAGAGAAGCTACAAAGCGTCCTGCTGTTTGGAAAGAACCAAATGCTTTAGATGCACCCCCTGCACCTGATGGATTCAGGCACAGATGGATAAGAGCCGAAAGCTTAGGATTCGATGACACTAAAAATATCGCTGGTAAATTAAGATCAGGATATGAATTAGTTAGAGCAGAAGAATACGAAGCACAGGGTTTTCCAATTGTGGGAGAAGGAAAATACAAGGGAGTCATTGGAGTTGGAGGTCTGTTGCTGGCCAGAATACCCGAAGAGATCGCAAAAGCTCGATCTAAGTTTTATGCAGATAAAGCTAATGAGAGAGTTGACGGAGTTAAGAACGATTTACTGAAGGATCAGCACCCGAGCATGCCTATCAGTTATGATAGCCGCTCTAGCAAATCTTTCGGTGGTAAGTAAGAGTTTTTTAACAATTACGACCAACGAATTTAAATTAACCAGTGATTAGAAATAATCACTAACGGAGGAAACAAATATGGCTAATCAAGATGCCGCTTTCGGTCTAAGACCGTTAAAGACAGTTGGTCAACAAGATGATTCCACTGGAATGGGTTCACACTTTATAGCAGCAGGTGAAGCCAGCGCAATGTTTCAAGGTTCTCTAGTAAGCTCACCAGCTACTGGAACTGGATACATTGATATTGCTGGTCTAACTGATGTATTAAATGTTGGAGCTTTCTGGGGATGTTTTTATGATGACCCAACTACAAGAAAACCTACGTTTAGTAACTACTACCCAGGAGGCATAACACCTCCTCAGAGTCAAGATATCGAGGCTTTTGTTTATGACAGTCCTTATCAGATGTTTGAAATTCAATCAGCTGCTACAGGTGCTTCTGCTCAAGCAGACATTTACAAAACTTGTGATCTTGCTTCTAATGGTGGTAGTACTTCTAACGGAGTATCATCCGCTGAATCTGCAGACACTTTTGCAGCAGGTCCAGCTCAATTAAAAGTAATGGGAGTTTCTAGAGATCCAGAAAATAACGATATTACTGCTGCCAATGTAAATTGGAGAGTAATGATCTGTGAGCATTTATATGGTTCTGGAACTGCCGGCGCAGCATAATAAGGAGTTATAAATTATGGCAATATCACGACAACAACTCGTAAAAGAGCTTGAGCCAGGTTTAAACGCCTTGTTCGGCCTTGAGTATAAAAGATATGATTCAGAGCATGAAGAAATTTATGCAAAAGAATCATCTGACAGAGCTTTCGAAGAGGAAGTAATGTTATCTGGCTTTGCTAATGCTTATGTAAAACCTGAGGGTTCTGCAGTTGCATTTGACAACGCACAGGAAACATACACTGCAAGATACACTAACGAAACAGTGGCACTTGCATTCGCTTTGACTGAAGAAGCTATGGAAGACAACTTGTATGACAGACTTGCGTCTAGATACACAAAAGCACTAGCAAGATCTATGGCTAACGCTAAGCAGATTAAAGCTGCTACACCGTTAAACCAAGGTCTGCCTGGAATTGGAGCAGCGACTTCATTCCAATCAGGTGACAATGTTAATTTATTTAGCACAGCTCACCCGACTATTGCTGGAAATGTAGCTAACACGTCT